GCGAAGATGATAAGGATAGTTATTAATACGTACATACTTGCTACCTCGAAAGTGCCCCCCGAAGGGGGCGTGTGGATTAGATAGATCGGATGATCTGTTCGGCCAGTGCCTTGATCTCAGCAGGGCGGAAGGTAGGTGATTCGATGTTCTCACATACTTTGACGATATCCTGTGCGGCATCGCGGATGCGGGTTTCAGGGGACCGAGGTGCCTTTGGTTCCTGTGGTTGATCTTCATTCAAGCGGCGCTTGAGACCGTTACGAAGATCCTTAGCTTTAGATCCCAACTGCTGTTGCAGATACTTCCGCTGTTTCTTCTCAGGATCCGACATTGATTTGATCGGAAGGGTTAACAGTTTTTGCTGTGCCGCTGTGAAGGTAGTCACTAGCACCGCGTTGAATGCCGTCCATGATTCCTCAGTGGCTAGCGATCCCTTGGTCTTAGGTGACGTGAAGTGAAGTACCGCATCCGGTCCGAACTCTGCAATCGCTGTGTCAGCAAATTTGCTCATAGCGCGTTTCGCGCCTTCGGTCTTGTTTACCGCGTCACGTACAGCGGTGGTCATTGTAGTGTTGATAAACATTGGCTTAGTTTTTGAATTGCTCATTGTCATATTCCTCATGTTATGACGTTAATAAAAGCCCGTGGGGTTTTCCCCGAAGGCAGAGCCAGTATTGCTTACACGTGATAACGAATCAAGGGATAACCTGACAAGTTAGGGAGTTCCCTAACTAAACGTGGCAAATCGTGATATCCGATGGGGTACCCGCCCCCTATAACCCCAACGTCAGCAACGCGTAGCCATCAACGTATATATTACTAGTTTTCACGAATTTAGAGTCCATTTTTGGTTTCAGTCCCCCCACCCCCTCTATATAGGGAACACCCCCCGTCTCTTTTGAAATCGGCATAGCAAAAATTTTTTGTGTGTAATTTTTAAGTAACAAATAAATAATAACTTGTTATAGTAGATGTAACGGGATAGTAGCTGGGGGGCTACCCGTGCCGTATAAAAGTGTTAGCGACAAAAAAGCGCGGCATAAGCGATACCACAAAGACTGGTACGAACGTAATAAAGAACAGCAAAAAGCTAGGACTGCCAAAAACCGAAAACGGTATCGCGCCGAGTGGAATTCGTTTAAAGCCGAGCAGGAATGTTCACGGTGCGGTTTCGCGCATCCTGCGGCTATTGATTTTCACCACATAGATCCTTCGCCAGATGACCGAAAGATCAGCGTGCTTACCTCAAACGGACAGTACAGTTTGGCTAGAAAGGAAGCAGAGGAGCGGTGCGTACCCCTTTGTGCAAACTGCCACCGCATATTACATTGGGATGAGACTCACAACTAAACGTAAACCATTGTGCCTAAACATGATCTGCGGTATAAATCGGCACTAACGGTTTAGTACCTGCGGAAACAACATGTCTTTAGAGATAGAACCCGAAGTCGGCGTGCCGTTTTCGGACAAAGTTCCTAGTATCGATCTACGTACTCGGGTTGAAGCCGCGAGTAACACCGCCTCTATGCTTGCTGAACACGGGTTGGAGGTCGAACCGACCGCTGAAGACAACAACATCGCGGCTAAATTGACCCTAGCGTACGCAGATGACCCCGAGAAAACCTCGAAGAAGGTCAGTAATAAGCGTGCATCCACGCTACCACCCGCCGCATTGGTCGCCACTCACGGGATTTTGACCCAGTTTGGGCACTCTGTGGTGGAAAGTGCGACTCAAGTGCGCCATTTGGTGACCAATAAGCTGATCGAAGAGACCGAGAACCCCGATCCACGCGTTAGAATCCGTGCATTGGAGTTGTTGGGCAAGATTTCGGACGTAGGTCTGTTCACAGAGAAGGCCGAAGTCACCATAACCCACAAAACAACGGACGAATTGCGCGAAAGTCTCCGTGCAAAGCTGGCAAAACTCGTAGAACCCGCCGAAGAAGCCGAGGATGCAGTCATTATTGACGGCGATGCGGTGGACGTAGACGCAGAACTGGGGATTTCGGATGACTGAAGCCGTGTTGGACTTCTCAGATGAGGATATCCAGACACTTTTGGATAATCTGGACACGTTTTCTGCTGATGAGATCGCTGAAATCGAGAAAATCACGGGTGAACTGTCCGCGAGGAAGGAGAATCAGGCCGCGTACAACGATCTGATTGCGTTTTGTAAGCTCATGATGCCGGAATTCATCGTGGGTAAGCACCACCGGATACTGGCAGACATGCTGATGGCGATTGAATCGGGTGACAAGGACCGTGTTTGCGTCAATATACCCCCTCGCCACGGCAAATCTCAGCTCGTTTCTATCTTCTATCCGGCATGGTTTTTGGGTAGAAACCCCAACAAGAAGGTCATGATGGTGTCCCACACCACGGATCTGGCGGTGGATTTCGGGCGAAAGGTACGTAACCTGATTGCCACAGATCAGTATAAAAGCGTATTTCCTACCACATCACTAGCACAGGATAGTAAGTCAGCAGGTAGATGGAACACAAACGTGGGAGGCGAATACTATGCGTGCGGTATTGGTAGTGCTCTTGCTGGTCGTGGTGCCGATCTACTTCTGGTCGATGACCCTCACTCTGAGCAAGATGTCATTAATGGCAACTTCGAGGTATTCGACAAAGCCTACGAGTGGTTTACCTTCGGTGCACGAACCCGTTTGATGCCCGGTGGACGAGTAGCCATCATTCAGACACGGTGGCACATGGACGACCTGACAGGCCGTGTGACGGCTGATATGGGTAAGAACGCGCGCGCTGATCAGTATGATGTGGTGGAGTTTCCTGCGATCCTAGAGGTGCAGAACAAGAAGACGAAGAAGTACGTCGAGAAACCCCTGTGGCCTGAGTTCTTTGATCTAGAAGCTCTGTTGCGTACCAAGGCATCTATGCCGACGTTCCAGTGGAACGCGCAGTATCAGCAACAACCCACCGCAGAAGAGGCGTCGATCGTCAAACGTGAGTGGTGGGGGATCTGGGATCAAGACACACCGCCCTCTTGTGAGTACATTATTATGTCGCTGGACGCGGCGGCAGAGACCCACAACCGTGCCGATTACACTGCACTGACGACGTGGGGGGTGTTCCTCAACGAGAACACCAGCGCGTATAACGTCATCCTGCTGAACAGTATCAAGAAGCGGATGGAGTTTCCTGAGCTGAAACAGATGGCGATGGAGGAGTATCAGGAGTGGGATCCCGATGCGTTTATTGTGGAGAAGAAGAGTGCGGGTACGGCGCTGTACCAAGAGATGCGACGGATGGGCCTGCCCGTGTCAGAATACACACCACACCGTGGCTCAGGTGATAAGATGGCACGGTTGAATTCTGTTGCAGATATTGTAGCGTCAGAATTGGTATGGGTGCCGCCGACACGGTGGGCCGAAGAGGTAATAGAAGAAATTGCTGGATTTCCGTTTATGAGCCATGATGACCTCGTGGACTCAACGGTGATGGCCCTGATGAGGTTTAGGCAGGGTGGATTTATTCGCCTACCCACGGACGAACCAGATGAACCACAATACTTCAAGCGTCGAAGCGGGGGATATTACTAGTGTCGATCAGAGACTTATACAAACAGATTCCAGTCAATGCGAGAGTGTTCGCTGAAACTGTACTGGGGGCGGAAGATCCGATTACTGAGGAAGACTTCACTGACGAAGACCTTCGTTACCTCCGACGTCTTGTAGATGAAACGAGTGCAAAAAACGATGTGCGAGAAGCTGAACTGCGAGGCGATCGTGATTATTACCGTGCAAACCCAGACTTACGTTCGTACGAACTAGGCGAGGGTGGAAACTTAGTTGATATTACAGATAGAAGAAGAGAAAAGCTCGATCGCAGGATAAAGTCCTATGAAGACACACGTGGTAGAACGTCTATAGATTACCAAGATATAACTAAAACTCAGAAGCATGGTACTGAAGGTGAGTTTGAATCGGTTATAAAGACTGTTAAAGATTCGTTCTTAGATCCTGCATACCGCGCGAAAACAACACTTGGACGCTTCACTGCTGAACAACAAGAAGATGGTTCTGTTGTCATTAAAGATACTTACGATTGGAATCAGCTAGACCAAAAAGTTTCGTTGCGAGACTTTTTGGATGCGTTACCGGGGATGATACGATCACCCCGTAAAGCAGGTAATGCCTTTATGCGGTTGGTAAAACCTGATACATCACGTGAAGTGAATGTAAAACTACCCGACGACTATCGTGAAGGCGGCAGTGTAAAACTGATTTGAGGTTAGGACATGGCTATAGAAAAAGGAATGTACTCTGCGCCAGAAGGCATGGATGAGATCGCTGAAGAGGGTGGATCTGAGTTAGAGATTGAGATCATAGACCCTGAAGCGGTCATCCTCGACGACGGGTCGATGGAGATTACCCTGATCCCTGACGCAGGCATCGAGGATATGATGGCGTTTGACATCAATATCGCCGAGGTACTGGACGAATCACACCTACAAGAAATATCAAGCGAGCTGACCGGCCTGATCGAGTCGGATATAGACGGTCGGAAAGAGTGGGCTGACACCTTTGTAAAGGGTCTAGATGTGCTGGGCTTCAAGTACGAAGAGCGTACTGACCCGTGGGAAGGCGCGTGTGGTGTCTACTCAACCATCTTGGCGGAAGCGGCTATTCGGTTCCAAGCCGAAACCATGTCCGAGACGTTCCCCGCCGCCGGTCCTGTAAAAGTCAAGATTCTGGGGGAAGAGTCTAAAGAGAAGGAAGAGGCCGCTCAACGCGTTAAAGCGGATATGAACTACGAGTTGACGGAGCGGATGGTCGAGTACAGACCTGAGCACGAGCGACTCTTATATAGCCTAGGACTCTCTGGTTCGGCGTTTAAGAAGGTTTACTACGACCCCAATATGGGACGTCAGGCGGCTATCTATATCCCCGCAGAGGACGTTATCGTTCCTTACGGCGCAAGTCACATCGAGACTGCGGAGCGTGTGACCCACGTCATGCGTAAGACCAAGAACGAGTTGCGTAAGTTGCAAGCGGCTGGGTTCTATCGTGACATAGAGTTGAACGAGCCACAGCCCTACCACTCAGATATTGAGGAGCGTAAGGCGGAAGAAGGTGGGTTCTCGCTGACTGACGACAACCGGTATGCGTTGTACGAAGTTCACGCCGACATGATTATCGAAGGGTTGGACGATTCAGAGGACGACATCGCCAAGCCATACGTAGTCACTATCGAGCGTGGTAGCGGTGAGATCCTAGCGATACGCCGGAACTGGAATGAGATAGACCCGCTACAGCTCAAGCGTCAGCACTTCGTACATTACGTTTACGTCCCCGGATTTGGCTTCTACGGCCTTGGTTTGATCCACATTATCGGGGGATACGCCAAGGCGGGAACGTCGCTCATACGGCAGTTGGTGGACGCTGGTACGCTGTCTAACCTGCCCGGCGGACTCAAGTCTCGTGGCCTACGAATCAAGGGTGATGACACGCCGATAGAACCCGGCGAGTTTAAAGACGTTGATGTACCCAGCGGCTCTATCCGCGACAACATCATGCCACTTCCCTACAAGGAGCCAAGCCAGACACTGCTTGCGCTTCTGAACCAGATCACGAACGAAGGGCGTCGTCTGGGTGCTATCTCAGATATGAACATTTCTGACATGTCGGCTAACGCGCCTGTAGGCACAACGCTGGCACTCTTGGAGCGAACTCTCAAGCCGATGGCGGCAGTACAGGCACGTGTCCACTATGCCATGAAGCAAGAGTTCAAGATGCTCAAGGAGATCATGGCGGAGTACGCCCCGCAGGAGTACGGCTACGAGCCGATCCGTGGCGAGGTGAGCGCACGTCAGATGGACTACGCGATGGTGGACGTGATTCCCGTCAGCGACCCGAACTCATCCACTATGGCCCAGCGCGTCGTACAGTACCAAGCCGTGCTACAGATGGCGCAGGCCGCACCACAGATATATGACCTACCCCAGCTCCATCGTCAGATGATTGAGGTGCTAGGTGTCAAAAACGCCGACAAATTAGTCCCTACAAAGGACGATGCGAAACCGACCGATCCGGTCAGCGAAAACATGGACGCACTGACGGGGAAACCTATCCGTGCGTTTATCTACCAAGATCACAAAGCTCACATCGCGGCGCACACGTCCTTTATGAAGGATCCCTCGATTGCGGCTATGATCGGGCAGAACCCGCAGGCACAACGAATCATGGCGGCTTTACAAGCGCACATTGCAGAACACCTTGGCTTCCAATATCGACAAGATATCGAAGAGAAGTTGGGAGCACCGCTTCCACCACCCGGAGAAGAGTTGCCGGAGCAGATCGAAGTAGATCTATCACGCCTTGTAGCAGAGGCAGGCGCACAGCTTATGCAGTCTAACCAGCAGAAAGCCGCCGCACAGAAAGCGCAACAGCAAGCACAAGATCCAGTCATGCAACAAAAGCAGGCTGAGTTACAACTTAGAGCGCAGGAAGTCCAGCGTAAGGCCGCAAAGGATCAACAAGATACTCAAATCAAACAGGCAGAACTTCAACGTAAGACTCAGAAAGACCAGATGGATGCCATGTTAGATACAGAGAAGCTCAAACTAGATCAGCAAGAGTTACAGATGGACGCTCAACAAGAGAGCACTCGTCTTGATCTCGAGCTAGCGAAACTATCAGAACAACCAAAATGAGGTAACCAATGCCTAAAACCGTCTTTGACGTGCTTACAGATAAAATCGACGAGCAA